AAAAGAATACCTGCTGCTGCGAGATTACAAAAAGCAAGAAAATTAAAACAATCATGGAAAACAACTAGACGGGCTCAATTACGGAGAACATTAATGAAACGGAAAATGTCCATGCGTAGACGGGCTTCGATGGGGTTAAGATAAAATGCCAACTACAATTACTAATTCAAAAAGATCCAAATCTGTAATTCGTATTACAGGTAACACTTCTACTCGCATCAATTTAAGTGAGTTGTCCACAAATACAACAACTGAATTGGTGGCTAATGCTGAAATTACACACGTTACATCTTCTACCGATGGTAAGTGGATCGTATACCGTGGTAATGATGCTACAGGTGAAAAAGTGCTTTCATTGTTCGGTGAAAATGATGTACCTTTTGCTCAGTATGATGTATCAATTGCTGGCGCAAATACTGGTGCTAATTTATTTTTCACTAATTCTGGCACTGATGGCACAATTCTTATCATACTCAGCAAAACAGCCACATATACTATTGATCCCGACACTGGAGCAGTAATATGAAACTAATTAGAGAATCTGTTGAACAAGTAAAGTGCCTCACTGAAACTACCGAGAACGGCAAAAAACGCCTGTTCATTGAAGGTACATTTTTGGTTGGTGATACTGTAAATCGTAACAATCGCATGTATAAAATGGACACACTTCGTCGTGAGGTTGGCCGTTACAATGATGAATACATTACTACTAATCGTGCGCTTGGAGAACTTGGTCATCCAGATACCCCAACATTAAACTTAGAAAGAGTGTCCCATAAAATTGTATCCCTCGCTGAAGATGGCAATACATTTTATGGTAAAGCTTTAATACTTGAAACTCCATATGGTCAAATTGTTAAGAACTTTATTGAAAATGATGTGAGTATCGGTGTTTCTTCAAGAGCCTTAGGTTCACTCGTTCAAACAAAAGAAGGTTATAATTTAGTACAAGATGATTTGAGACTAGCGACAGCTGCTGACATTGTTGCCGATCCATCTGCTCCTGGTGCCTTTGTTCAAGGTATTATGGAAAATAAAGAATGGATGTTAGTTGATGGAAAATTTGTTGAGGCTGACATTGACTTCGCTAAAAAACAAATTAAGCAAGCATCTTCACGGCAAATAGAAGAAGTTGCTTTAAAGTTATTTGAAAATTACCTACGAAAACTTTAATTTTTATAAATAAGAAATCATAAGGAGATTCCTAATGGCATCAAATAAATTAATGGAAGCAGCAGCTGACATTCTTGCAGGAAGCAAGTCTAAAGCCCCTGCTATGCCACCAGAAAAACTACCAGGTGAACAAGAAGATTTGGGCGGTCCAACACCACAAAACTTCAAATCAACTGACGATTCTACAAAAATTCATGCAGCTGCTAAAGCACCAGACAACTCTGGTAAAAACAAAGCTTCTATTTCTACAAAGCCATCAGCCGCTTCACCAGACACTCAACTTCGTATGAACAGAGAAGAGTCTGAAATTGAAGATGAAGATGAAGAATTGCTTGACGAAAAGTCACACATGGACATGATGAAAAAGAAAATGAAAGAAGATGTTGACGCACTTTTTGCTGACGATTCTACAATTTCTGAAGACTTTAGAAACAAAGCTGCAACAATTTTTGAAGCTCGTGTTCTAGATCGTGTATCACAAATTCAAGAAGAACTTGAAGGCCAATATGCTTCAATGCTTGAAGAAGCCGTTGAAGATATTAAAAACGACCTTACAGAAAAGGTTGATGACTATCTTTCTTACGTCGTTGAACAATGGATTGAGCAAAACGAAATTGCTATTGAATCCGGCCTTCGTGCTGAACTTACCGAAGAATTCATTGCAGGTCTTCGTAATCTATTCGCAGAACATCATATTGATGTTCCAACCGAAAAAGTTGACCTCGTTGATGAACTTGCCACTAAGGTTGAAGAACTTGAAGGCAAACTCAATGAAGAGATTGAGCGTGGCATTGAACTAAACAAATCTTTAGTTGAATCACACAAATTAGAAGTTACCCGTGCTGTTTGCGAGGGTCTCACCGCTACTCAAGTTGAAAAAATCAAGTCGCTCGCAGAGAGTGTAGACTTTTCCACAGAGGAAGAATACAAAGAAAAACTTGAAACTATTCGTGAGAACTACTTCCCATCTGGCGTTAAAAAGGCCGATGTTGCACAACTGCATGAACAAGTAGAAGACGCCGACGAAAAGAAGACTGTCATTACAGATCCATTCGTTGCCGCAGTCTCACAAGCTATATCAAAAACTAAGTTACAATAATTAAGGAGATTTTCTAATGTATCTTTCCGAACAACTACAAAGCAAGTGGGCAGGTGTTCTGGATCACCCAGACCTTGCTCCAATTAAGGATCCATATCGTAAGGCCGTTACAGCTGTTGTGCTTGAAAACCAAGCTCAAGAGATGATGAAGGCAGGACAGATTCTTAACGAAGCAGTTCCAACAATGTCAGCTTCTGCTGGTCTTGGTTCAGCTGGTGCTGCCGGTTTCTCTGGTTCAGCATCTTCACCAGTTGCTGGTTTTGATCCAATTCTTATCTCGTTGGTTCGTCGTTCCCTTCCTAACCTGATTGCGTATGATATTTGCGGTGTTCAACCAATGACTGGTCCTACTGGTCTTATCTTTGCAATGCGCTCACGTTACAGCAATCAAACAAGTGGTACAGAAGCTTTCTATGATGAGGCCAACACTGGTTTCTCAGGTCTTGGTACAGCTCAAACAGCTCTTGCTGTAGGTGCTGCAGCTGCTAATACATTTGTTGCGAACGGTGCTGGTGTTGCTGCTATGTCAACAGCACGTGCTGAAGCTCTTGGTGACGGTTCTAACACCTTCCAAGAAATGGCATTCTCAATCGAAAAAGTTACTGTTACTGCTAAGACTCGTGCTCTAAAGGCAGAATACTCAATTGAACTTGCACAGGACCTTAAGGCTGTTCACGGTCTTGATGCTGAAACAGAATTAAGCAACATTCTTTCTTCTGAAATTCTCGCTGAAATTAACCGTGAAGTTATTCGTACCATTTACGCCGTCGCTAAGACAGGCGCTCAAGTAGGTACAACAGCTGCTGGTACATTCAACCTTGATACCGATTCTAACGGTCGCTGGATGGTTGAAAAAGTTAAAGGTCTTGCTTTCCAAATCGAGCGTGAAGCGAATACAATCGCCAAGCAAACTCGTCGTGGTAAAGGTAACATCATGATTTGTTCTTCAGATGTTGCTTCTGCACTTGCCATGGCTGGTATCCTTGACTATAACTCAGCACTTCAGTCACAAGTTAACCTAACAGTTGATGACACAGGTAATACATTTGCTGGTACAATGTTTGGCCGTATCAAGGTCTACATTGATCCATATTTCCCAGCAGGTTCAACATCTGAGTTTGCTGTTGTGGGTTATAAGGGATCTAACGCTTATGACGCTGGTATCTTCTACTGCCCATACGTTCCATTACAAATGGTTCGTGCTGTAGATACTGGTACATTCCAGCCAAAGATTGGTTTCAAGACTCGTTACGGTCTTGTTGCTAACCCATTTGCTGAAGGTACTACAGCAGGTGCTGGTACTCTAACCAACCTTGCTAACGTATATTACAGAGCTTTCAAAATCGCAAATCTGATGTAATTAAACCCCACTAAGAGGGTTTTTAGAGAGGGACAGAAATGTCCCTCTTTTTTTATATAAATACCATTATGACAGCCTTCACACGAAACCCAACCAATCCTAATTTTCTACAACCCAACAAGTTTATATTGAACTTTACACGGGCACCAGCACTTCGTTATTTTTGTCAGACTGTAACTGTGCCTGGTGTGGCCACAACTGAAGTACCACAGACCAATCCATTTGTTGAATTATATGTACCAGGTGAGAAGCCAGTTTATGATGTATTAAATATTACGTTTATGGTTGATGAAAAACTGGAATCATGGAGAGAAATACATGATTGGATTCGTGCGATGACTTTCCCGTATTCGTATGCCGAGTATCGTTCATTATCCAATTTGAACCCATATACTCAAAAACAACCGCAATACTCCGATGCCACTTTGGTTTTACTTTCATCGGCAAATAATCCTATACTTGAGTTTAAGTTTTACGATGTTTTCCCAATTTCTATAGGTTCTTTTGTCATGTCTTCTACCGATAGTCCCGATAGTATCATTACCTCAGACGCCACTTTTAGGTATTCTTTATACGACCTGGTTGTTCCTGAATAAAAAATGTGATATACTCTCCGCATAGGAGGATTTGAAATGAGTAAGCTTGATGATTTGTTGGCCATGTGGTCTAAAGATTCTGAAATAGACCGCACCGAACCAGGTAAGGCTCTACTTGACATTCCCAAACTTCATAGTAAGTATCTTAACATACTTTCAAACCACCGTCTACTCATCCGTGAATGTGAGTTTAAATATAACCGAATGAAAAAGATTAAGTGGGAATACTATACTGGTAAAATGGATGATGAAGCGCTTAAGAAACATGGCTGGGAACCATTTCCATACATACTTAAATCCGATATTACTACATATATGGAAGCCGATGAAGATATGAATCGTTATCTGGCTCAAAAGATGTTGCATGAAGAAATTGTTGATGTTTGTAATTCTATACTTAAAGAACTTAACTCTCGTACATATCAGTTAAGGTCTTTTATTGATTGGGAAAAATTTATACAAGGAGTTTAATGTGTGGTGGATAGATAACAAAATATTAATAACAAACATATCTAATTTACCAATTGATAAAAAATATTGGTATAATAAAATTGTTTTTAAACATAAAAATAATGTTTATGATTCAATTGGAATTAATTTTATGTTAACAAAAGAATTTGAAGAATTAACTACTACATTAATTAACACTTTTCACAGTATTACGAAGAAAGAATATAGTAAAGTTTTTGGTGATTATAAATTATTGAAAGAAAATAAAAATATTTGTTGGGCTTATGTTAGAAATAAAAATGATTTTGATACTTGTATACATCATCATATAAAAACTTCAACCATAAATTCGGTTTTTTATTTAAATGTGCCATCTAAAAAAACTGGTGGTATAACTTTTTATAGAAATATAGATAATAAATTTTTAACATATTATCCTAATGATTTTGATTTAATAATTTTTCCTAATTATTTGTTACATGAACCAGAAAAATCAGAATCGGAAGAGTATAGAATAGCGATAAATATGGAAATAATTTGTGAGCGTGTCCAATCTAGTTCTTAAATCACTAAATGAAGTATACATTAAGTTTGAATGTGAAAGAAGTTTAGCACAAGAACTTTCAGAATACTTTACATTTTTTGTACCAGGTTATCAGTTTACTCCACAATATAAATCTCGTGTCTGGGATGGTAAGATACGCCTGGCAGACCTACGCACGTTTACCATTTACCGTGGTCTTCTGCCTTATATTGAAAAGTTTGCGGCCGAACGTAGTTATAGTTTAGATATAGATGACAACTTAAATGTCACCGATGAGTTTGCTCTAAAAGAAGCCATAGAGTTTATAGGGTCACTCAGTCTACCCTTTGAAGCCCGTGACTATCAAATCAAATCGTTTGTACATGCCATAAGAAATCGCCGTATGTTATTGCTTTCTCCAACGGCATCCGGTAAATCACTTATCATTTATCTTATCATACGTTATTTTCAAGAGATTGGTCTTAAACGTGGACTTCTAATTGTACCTAACATATCTCTTGTGGCACAAATGTATAAAGATTTTGAATCGTATGGTTATGATTCGTTGGAGAACTGTCACACCATACATCAAGGCCGTGACAAACAGGCTAAAAAGTTTTTGTTTATTTCCACGTGGCAATCCATTTACACACAATCAAATGAATACTTTGAACAATTTGATTTTGTGATTGGAGATGAGGCACATTCCTTCAAGGCCAAATCTTTAGCCACAATAATGACTGGTTGTATCAATTCTAAATACCGTATAGGTTGTACAGGCACATTAGATGGCACACAAACTCATCGCCTTGTGCTTGAAGGATTATTTGGTCCAGTATATCAATCAACATCAACATCTGAACTGATTGAAAAGAAACAACTGGCTGAGTTTAAGATTAAATGTTTGATACTGAAATACCCAGAACTTATATGTAAAGAGAGTAAAAAATGGGATTATCAGACAGAGTTAGATTACATCGTGTCTAATTCAAGACGCAATGATTTTATTAAGAATCTGGTATTATCACTAGAAGGTAATACACTAATTCTTTTCCAACTTGTGGAGAGACATGGTAAAAAATTATTCCAATTTATTCAAGAGCATGCTAAAAATAGACATGTGTTTTTTGTGTTTGGTGGGTCTGATATTGAAGCCCGTGAATCTGTTCGTGCAATCACTGAAAAAGAATCTAATGCTATTATTGTGGCTTCTTATGGTGTTTATAGCACTGGTGTCAACATACGGAATCTCCATAATATTATCTTCGCATCACCATCCAAATCTAGGATTCGTAATCTTCAATCAATAGGCCGTGTGCTTCGTCTAGGTGAAAACAAACAAGAAGCCACACTCTTTGATATTGTTGATGACTTTAGATCCGGCAAACACGCCAATTATACATTGAAACATTTCCTTGAACGTGTTAAAATATACGATAGTGAAAAGTTCAATTACAAATTTTACAATATAGAGTTTAAGCCATGACCGAACAAGCCGAAGTCCAAATAAAAATACTCCGATTAAATACAGGTGAAGACATTATAGGTTGTTGCTTAATGGATGATGAGCATGGGTGTGTAAGTGTGGAAAATCCCATGAAAGTATTTGTTCGTAGAAGTCAATCTGTTGGTCAATCAATGTTGTTTATTTTACCATGGTTACCATTAGAGATTGTTGAAGACAACTTTGCTACAATTAATTATGACGATATAATTACTGTTATTGAACCAAAACAATCATTTGTTGAATACTATAACGATGCTGTAGAACAAATTGAAGCCAAAGAACTTGAAGAGAAATTAAACACTGAAGAAGAAGACGGTGATGAAGAAGAAGATGTAGAAAACATGCAGGAGATGTTAAATGCTCTTCGTGAATCTAAAAAGAATAGGTTGCATTGATGGATTATAATGAAGATAATTTGAAACTGGTCATATCATCAATCAAAAACAATCTAACACCAGACTTATTACCTAAAAAATGGATTGAAAGAAACGGTACAAATCCAATGTTTGGTCATTGTCATACATCCTCGGCTTGCCTTCAGAAGGTATTTGGTAGTAAAATAATACGTCTTTGGAGAGGTCTTGATGATGAAGGTATCTGGCATTGGTGGGCAGTAGATATGAATGGTAATCTAATTGATATAACATCTGAACAATACACATCTGTAGGTAGAATACCACCATATAACGTTGGTATGAAAGCTTCTATGTTAGGTTTTGATTATCGTAAAAGAGTATTGAAACTACTGGATAAGGTAACTAAAGAATTATCATCAAACGGAACACCGCCAATGTAACACTTGTCAAGAGCAAAAACAAGGCCCTATTAGGCAAATGTGATGAAGACTATTGACACCCAACCCTTTTTAGTATAATATTAAATTTATGACAAAGAAAACCAACCACTATATAAACAATGCCGATTTTCTAAAGGCATTGATTGATTACAAAGAACTTTGTGACACTGCCGAAAAAGAAAAGAAACCCGAACCAGCTATACCAAATTATATCGGTGAATGTTTTTTAAAGATTGCTGACCATTTATCCCGTAAGCCAAATTTTGTATCATATTCTTTCCGTGATGAAATGATTTCAGATGGTATTGAAAACTGTCTCATGTACTTTAAGAATTTTGATCCAACCAAATCAAAGAATCCATTTGCCTACTTTACACAAATCATTTACTATGCTTTTCTTCGCCGTATTATGAAAGAAAAGAAACAACTATATGTTAAATACAAGGCCACTGAACAGTTCGGTATTTTTGATGAACACGAAATGTTTGAAGATTCTGATGGTAATATGAGACAATTTCAGTTGTATGATAACATATCCGAATTCATACAAACATTTGAAGAAAACAAACGGAATAAAAAACGTAGTAAAATTAAAACCCTTGATGATTTAGGAGCAGACTTAGATGACGAACTCACAAGAAATTGAAAACAAAATTAGTATTCTAGAAGCACGCCATGAAATGTTTGAATCTGAAATTGCCCGTGTAGAAAGTTCACACCGAAATGAAATGATGATTATAGATTTGAAAAAGAAAAAATTAAAAATCAAAGATGAAATTGAGGCCCTAAAAAAACTGTTATGAGGATTTGTATACTTGGTGACACACACTTCGGAGCCCGTGGTGATTCGTTAGACTTTCATAAGTATTTTGAAAAGTTCTACCGTGATATATTGTTTCCTTATTTGAAAGAACATAATATTAAAACAATATTTCAAATGGGTGATTTGTTTGACCGAAGAAAGTTCATCAATTTTAATTCACTGTACCTAGCTCGTAAGTATTTCTTTGATGAGTTGGTTGCCAATGATATAGTAATGTATACACTCATTGGCAACCATGATGTGGCTTTCAAAAATACTCTTGAAGTTAATTCACCATCTTTAATTATTGGTGATTACGAAAACATTAAAGTGATACAGGACTTTACAACGCTTGGTTTTGATAACACCTTGATTGATGTTGTTCCTTGGATTTGTGATGCGAATGAAGAAGAAATATTTAAGAAAATGAAATCATCCAAGTCTGACATTTGTTTTGGCCATTTTGAGATTATGGGTTTTGAGATGGACAAAGGTAATGTTTGTGAGACAGGTATTGACAAGAAGCTACTTTCCAGATATGATATGGTTTTATCTGGACATTTTCATCACAAGTCTACCGATGGCAATATTACTTATGTGGGTACTCCTTATGAAATGACATGGTCCGACTATGCCGATTTGAAGGGTTTCCATATCTTTAATACCGAAGAACGTAGTATGTCATTCGTACTAAATCCTTATACGATGTTCCACAAAGTTGTTTATGATGATAGTGAAACAAACTTTGAACACTGGAAGGGTTATGATTATGGCAAACACACCGATTCTTATGTCAAAGTGGTTGTAGTGAACAAACAAAATCCATACCTGTTTGACCATGTTATAGATAATTTGTATAAGGCTTCATGTGCTGATATTGCTATCGTTGAGGACTTTACCGATGTGACAATTGATGATGAAATTGTTGACCAGGCTGAAGATACAATGACAATTCTTTCTAAGTATATTGATGCTCTTGAACTTGATGTTGAAAATGATAAACTGAAAAAGATAATGCGAGAACTTTACGTTGAGGCATTGAACACCGAAGTTGCTGATTAATGATATTATTCCGAAAAATCCGTTGGAAGAATTTACTTTCAACGGGTAATCACTTCACAGAAATCAATCTATCTACAAACACCAACACATTGATAGTTGGTGAAAATGGATCTGGCAAGTCTACATTGCTAGATGCTATGTGTTTTGCTTTGTTTGGTAAGGCATTTCGTTCAATCAATAAGCCACAGTTGTTGAATAGTATCAATCAAAAAGACTGTGTGGTTGAGGTTGAGTTTGATACCAACAACAAGTCATACAAAATTATTCGTGGTATTAAACCAAATGTTTTTGAGATTCACTGCAATGGCCAGTTGTTAAATCAAGAAGCCGCATCAAAGGACTATCAAGAACATTTAGAGAAGTTTATACTGAAACTAAATTACAAATCATTCACACAGATTGTAATTCTTGGTTCGGCTTCATTCACACCGTTCATGCAGTTGTCGGCATCGGATCGTCGTGCTATCATTGAAGATTTGCTTGACATACAAATCTTTTCCACTATGAATGGCCTGGTCAGAGAACGCTTATCAACAAATAAAGAAACAACCATATCTAACAAACATCAAATAGACTTGGTGACCAAAGAATATGACCTAAAAAAGAAACACATTGAAGAATTGAAAAAGTCTAATGATGATGAGATAAAAAGATATGAAGAAGAGATACAAAACAATCTACAAATCATATCAGAATTACTAGCGAACAATAATATACTGAACGCTAGAACTGAAGAGTTGAATTTACAGGTATCAAATAAACTTGACAGTGAAACTAAGATTAAGAAGATTGTAAAATTAGAAACACAAATTGAAAACAACCTTGGCAAGTATAATAAAGATATAGAATTCTTTAGAAGCCACGATGACTGTCCAACATGCCGTCAGTCTATTGCTTTGGAGTTTAAGGAAGAACAAATTGAATCTTTAGATACCCGTGTGAATGATTCTAAACAGGCTCTTGAACAACTTAAAAAGAAACTGACTGAAGAACAAGAAAAATTAAATTCTATCAATGAAACACAATCTTTGATTCAGACATTTGTTGTAAAGATTGCAACCAACAACACCTCAATCAACGAAACAAACAAGTATATTACTAAGATTCAAAAGAAGATTGTAGAGCTTAGATCATCAAAGGCAGGGACAGACCAAGAAGACAACAACCTAAAAGTATTACAGGACTCTCTGTCTCAACTACAAGCAGGGTTAAAAGAATTAATAGAAGAAAAATCATATCTTGAGGCCGCTTCAGCATTATTGAAAGACACTGGTATCAAAACAAAGATTGTGAGACAGTATCTTCCAGTGATTAACAAACTGGTCAATAAGTATTTAGCGTCTTTAGATTTCTTTGTAAACTTTAATCTTGATGAATCGTTCAAAGAAACCATCAAGTCAAGGCACCGTGATGATTTTTCTTACAACAATTTTTCTGAAGGTGAGAAGCAGAGAATTGATATGGCTCTCATGTTGACTTGGCGTGCTGTTGCTAAGTTGAAGAATTCGGCCAATACCAATCTATTGATACTTGATGAAACGTTTGATTCAAGTTTAGATGCCAATGGAACCGACTATCTAATGACGGTACTACATACATTAGAAGGTGTGAACTTATTTGTTATATCACATAAGGGTGATGTTCTACAAGATAAGTTTGAAAATGTTATACGATTTGTTAAGGAAAAGAATTTCTCAAAGGTGATAAAATGAGTGACGAAGTTTTAGTTATTAATACGGGACAAGATTTACCCAAACCAAAACCATTAGAACCACTGCCATTGTATGATGAAAATTATTACATGCTTCAACAAACAATGCCTGAATATAAAGAGGCCTTGCCAAATGCCTATATGAATAATTTGGTAACTAGAATGCAAATGACCATGAAGAAGTTTTCTGGTATTGGTCTATCAGCAAATCAATGTGGTGTTATGGCAAGAGTATTCATTATCGGGCATGAAGATTTTTCTATTGTTTGTATCAATCCTAGAGTCATAGGCCAATCGGTTGAAATGATAAAAACTGAAGAAGGTTGCCTCTCTTTCCCTGGTTTATTCTGTAAGATTGATAGGCCTGTTTGGGTTGATGTTGCTTTTGTAAATGAAAAGGGCCAACCAATACAAACAAGACTTGAAGGCGTAACTGCTCGTTGTTTTCTCCATGAACTTGACCATATGAATGGTGTAAAGTTTGTGAAGCATGTTGGTCCTGTGGCTTTGAAAATGGCAAGAGAGAAACAAAACAAACGTATCAAATTAACCAAAAGACGAATGAAAAATAATGAGTTACTCGTTTGATAAAAATGATGATGTAGAAACGCAGTGGAAAAAATGGCGTGATTCTGGTCTAAAATTTGAAAACATTGATGAGAATGAATTAAGAACTCGTGTCATTGAAGAGTTGACCTACGTTTCAAAGATGGATGTCAAAGAGTACACATTATACCAAAAATGGTGTGAGGTGCAAGAAAGATATCCATCAATAATTGTCAATGATTTGTGGGAAGGGGAGATGTGTGTCCTACAAGATGAAGAACAAAGGCGTGCCATCGCTGAGGTTAAACATAATTTTTGGATACCAGAATCACCAGAGGCCTATGAAGCATTAGATCCTGAACTTGTCTACACCAATAAAGATAAAGACTTGCCTGAATTGTGGAACTGTATACGCACTTTTTCTTCTACAATGAAAAACAATTCAAACATTGGTCGTAATCTAAACTTTATTGTTCGTGACAGACACACCAGAAAATATCTTGGTGTCATTTGTATTTCTTCAGACTTTTTAGACCTAACACCAAGAGATAGATACATTGGTTGGACAAAAGAATTAAAGACTCAAGGAGGTATGATTAATCACACAGCCATTGGTTCTACGATTGTACCACTTCAACCACTTGGTTTTAATTATGTTGGTGGTAAATTATTGGCTCTTCTTTGCCTTTCGGATCCAATACAAGAACTATGGGAAAAACTCTATGGTGATAAGTTGGTCTCTATTACCACCACATCACTCTACGGCAAAACGAAGGCGGATGGTCTATCCCAGTATGATAACCTAGACTACTGGCAGAAAATGGGATTCATTTCGGGTTCCGTGTCGTATGAGCCAACAAGTACCACTCGTTATATGATTCGTGAATGGCTGAAGACTAATTATACACGCCGATATTTTGATTGGTATGTAGCGAAGAAACCATCTGGTCAACCACATAAACGTGACCACAAGAATCGTTCATTGACCTTTGCGTATTCTAAACTGAATGTGCCAAAAGAACTCATTAAGTCTGACCATGCTCGTGGTATCTATTGGTGTCCTTTGTATGCCGAAACTGTAGAATTTCTTCGTGGTGAAATTGACGGCAAAAATATGAAGAAATGCTTTGATACATCGGTCGGACACCTAAGTAGGATATGGAAAGAAAAACATGCGAAGCCCCGAATCAAACAGTTGGTGAAGAAAGGACGTGTTTCAAGTGAGACTCTTTTCTATGACAATCTGGCAACATTAAGTTGGCAAAAAGCAAAAGACTTATATTTGCCACAAGTAGGGCGCTGATTACTATATACTCCTTTATATGCGGTGAGTCCGAGACAACCTACCCCCGTAGGTAGAGAGGTTTAACTCCTCTTAACCGCTCCACTTCTGTTGTTTTTTCGCAACAAAAAACACCAATGAAATCAATAACTTACGAAGCGCTTGACAAACCACTGTGGCCAGAGTATAATGGACACATAAATTGTTACGGATATTGATATGTCTTTTACAGCTGAACAAAAATCGCAACTTGCCAAACTGATGGCAACCGAGAATCTTACGGTACAACACCAAAAGATTCATACCGCTAAGTTTGACCCGGTCAACCGTATACTCTACTTGCCAATTTGGCAAGATATGTCAGGCCACCTCTATGACCTTTTGACAGGCCATGAAGTTGGTCATGCACTTTACACTCCTGCCGACGGCTGGCACTCTGCCGCTTCTGACAAAACCAAGCCTTCAAGCTACAAGAATTTTTTGAATGTAGTTGAAGATGCTCGTATTGAAAAGAAAGTAAAGCGCCGTTACCCTGGTCTTAAAACCCCATTTCAAAAAGCATACAAAGAGCTATTTGAAAAAGACTTTTTTGGTATTGGTTCCAGGAAAGTTTCTGACATGGCCTTTATTGACCGTTTAAACATTTACAGCAAATCACAATACACAGCGAACTGGATTACATTCAACGCTGAAGAAAGTGTTTTTGTGGATAAAATTCAATTGCTTGAAACATGGGAAGATGTTGTCAAATTAACTGATGAAATCTTTGCATATTCAAAAGATGAGCAGTTTGAATTAAAACCAAATGACATTGAAATTGGTGAAGATGGTGATGAGTATGCTTCCGAAGGTGATGGCTATGATTCCGATGGCGATGACTCAGAGAATGAAGATGGTCCTGAGCAAAAGTCCAAAAACTCTAAGTCTGGTAAAAATGAAGAAGGTGATTCGGACAAAGATACCGGTGGTGCTGACGGTGAGCCTGAGTCGGATAAACTGAGTGAAAGTAATGAAGATGGCAACAAGATTTCACGCCATAAGGAATCAAATGTTGCTGATAAGAACATGTTTAATCCTAAATGTGTCACCGATGAACAGTACCGTAAAAATGAATTGGCTTTGCTTGATGAACAAAGCAAACCTTATTTGTACCTGAACATTCCTAAATTCAATGTAAAACTAGGTGTCACTCCCGCTAAGCGAGTGATTGAGCAAATTAACGAATATTACTTTAAGGCTGGTTCATTGTATGATGAAGCCATTATATCAGCTCAAGATGCTAAGAAAATGGTCAGTGATTTTAAAACCAGAAATGAGCGTTACATTGGTTTGTTAGTGAAAGAATTTGAAATGCGTAAGGCAGCCAAAGCTTTCAGTAAGTCCCGCTTGTCGGAAACAGGTGGCATTGACATTAACAAGTTGTCAAGCTACAAGTTTGATGATAACATTTTCCGCAAAGTGATGCTTACGCCAAAAGGTAAGAATCATGGTCTCATTCTTTTGCTTGACAAATCCGGTTCAATGGGACAGAACATGCCAGGGTCTATTGAGCAGATTTTGATTCTCGCCACGTTTTGCCGCAAAGTGAATATTCCGTTTGCGGTGTATGGTTTTTCAAATTCCGACCGTTCATTCAAGTTAGATCACAGCCTAAAAGATTATTCTGGTGTTCGTATGGATAAAATCTGGTCTGCTGATGAAAACGAACTTAGTTTAAGTCCGGTACAATTGCGTGAGTACCTAAACTCTTCAATGAGCAATGTAGAATTTTCTTTGGCTACCAAGGCTCTTCTTGCTTTGAAGTCTTCGTATGATGGTTCACGCCGTTTTGCGGGTCAACCTAGGTCTGAAGAATTGACCAATACTCCATTGATTGAGGCTGTAATTGCTTCGGGTTATCTGATGAAACAGTTTCGCCAAAAGTATGGTCTAGACCTTTCAAGTTTGATTATTGTACATGACGGTGATTCTGATATGGTGAATCGTTATCATTACACTTATGAAGTTTATAGTGACAGAGAAAAGAAATATGAAAAGATTTCACGCACTTCACATTTCAGTTTATTTGAATCAAATGTATGTATTCAAGACACTGCATTGAACTTTTCTCGCAAGCTTGAAAAAAGAAAAAACTATGATGAGATGTTGATTGTTGCTTTAGACTGGTTTCGCCGAGTTAGCCAATCAAAAGTGTTTGGCTTCTTTTTGGCTCCCGATAATCGTGGTGGTGCAAAAAATGCTTTGTATAATCGTTATGTGTTTGAAGACGGTGAGCATTTTGACACCAAGAGATTCGTTTTTCATCGTCAATCAAATCAAAGTGGTCTTAATGATATGGATGTTCAACTTGATAAGATTGTGAAAAAGTTTAAGCAAGACAAGTTTATTGCTTGTAAGCCTTTTGGTTATGATGAGTTTTACATTGTTGCTGGTGGTACCGATTTGGTCACTGACAACGAAGAATTAGAAATTGAAGGTAAGGCAACACCAAGTAAATTGAAAACTGCCTTTCTTAAGTTGAACAAAAAGAAGGCAATCAATCGTGTTTTGGTGTCCCGTTTCATCCAAGGCATTGCCGCCTAGTGTTGTTTTATTGCAACAGGGCTTGACAACAGGCCCTGCCTATTATATAATGGTTGTATTGTGTGATGAGGACTTTGATTATGACTACTCGTACTGAACTTCGCCAGAAATTTCTTGACGCTCTAACAGCACTGAACAAACCTTTAGTCTCCCGGACTGAAGTGAAAAAAATCTCCACTGAATTGGGTATGACCAGTTTACAGTGGTTTACCAAACCCAACCGTGTAAGCCGTGGAATGTACAAAATGCCTGGTACTGCAGCACCAATAAGTATGGTTGCTCAAGTCCTTCCCATGGTCAAACCAATGGAAAAATCTGATAATAAAATCCAAAACGTTTCTACCGATCTGGAAGAAACTGACCTTGTGCCTACGGTTTATAAAAATTATGTACCGTTTGGCAACTTTGAGGATGTACTTTCAATTGTTCAAAGCAATCGGTTCTTTCCTGTGTTTATCTCAGGTCACTCTGGTAACGGTAAGACCATGTCAGTTGAACAGGCTTGTGCCAAAGCGAAGCGCAAGTTTATTTGTATTTCAATGACACCTGAAACCGATGAAAGTGATTTACTTGGTAACTATGTGCTCATCAACGGTAACATGGAATGGCGTGATGGTCCCGTGACCACTGCCGCTCGTCAAGGTGCTGTACTCTGTATTGATGAGATTGACTATGGTGCTCAGAACCTCTCAAGTCTTCAGCGTGTACTTGAAGGCAAACCATTCATGCTCAAGAAAAAAGGTGAATTGATTACACCTGCGCCTGGTTTTACCGTGTTCGCTACGGCTAATACCAAAGGTAAAGGCTCTGATGATGGTCGTTATATGTTTACCAATGTCTTGAACGAAGCATTTCTTGAGCGTTTTCGTAACACCATGGAACAAGAATGGCCTCCAGTTGCTATTGAGCGTAAGATTGTCCGTAAGGAACTTTCTTCGGTCGGTTGTGAAGATGAAGATTTCGCTGAGAAATTGGTTACTTGGGCTGATGTTATTCGTAAAACATTCGCTGACGGTGGTTGTGATGAAGTGATTTCTACTCGGCGCCTTGTGCATATTGTAGAAACCTTCGGCATCTTCAATGATAAGATGAAGGCCATTCGTATGTGCTTGAACCGCTTTGATGATGACACCAAGGCTTCGTTTCTTGACCTCTATACCAAGGTTGATTCTGGTGCTACTGCTGAACAGATTCTCACACCACCCGAAGAGAAGCCGGTAGCTCAAACAGATGATGAAATTCCGTTTTAATTTTCCGCCTAAATTTTTTTAGGCTTTTATTTTCCTTTTTAGGAGATTTTTGTGAGTGCTCATGTAAGTTGGTATACTAAAGAAGTTGATGTTACTACTTTTTACGGTATGTTGAGTCCAACATCTAATGAATTGATTGATTGTGATCCTGTAGGCCAAAGGCCCGATATTGAATCAATGGGTAAACGACAAGGCATTTTAGATACTTTATTTCGTGGCTATGATATTGGTGAATTGAAGTTGAGGGAAATAGCAGTTGGCCGTTATAAATTTAGATCAATTGATGGAGGTCATAGAAAACGAACTATTCGTGATTATATGAAAGGTAAATTTAAAACTCATAAAAATACAATTTGTTATGTCGGAGATCAAATTTTTAAAATCGGTAATATGTATTATAATGATTTGCCAATTGAAGTAAAAGAATATTTGCTTCATTATAAAATCAGATTTACAATTTATGATAAATCAATGACAGATGAGCAAGCAGGTGAAATTTTCCGACGGACGAATATTAGTACCGATGTTAATTGGCAAGAAATGCTTAATTCATATGAAGATAATTTGGTAGCAAAATTTATTCGTGAAATTTCAAGGCCCATTCGGGAACTGAATAATAAGTATCATCCTTTGTTTGAATATCGTGATTTGTCTCCAGAAAAGAGAAAACAATGTTGGTTTCAATCACCTTCAACTAGATTGCGGGATGATGAATTTGTTACACGGTTACTTACTGTATTGACAAAAACACCAAAAGATAAAAATTGGATGACATGTTCAAACAAAGAGACAGAAGCTTGTTTTATTAGATTGGGTGATAAAGAGAATGGTAGTTGGGTGAATAATCCAAATCAAGCAAAAAAAGACCAAAATATGGTAATTGAAGGTTTAGATTTTATGTTAAATTATGTTAACGCAAAAAAATCCAAATCTAGACAAGTTTTTAGCACACAAGAATTTACTGTTGTTTCTCGTTTTTATACATATTTAATTAGAACGTTTGGCCGAAATGGTTTTAAAGTTGAAAATTGGAATGATTTATATATTTCAATCAGAAATTCTATGGACCGTTTTGTTGGAAAAAATGAAAAATATTTACGAACTGACACACATAAAGATAATAAAGGTCTTCGTCTTGTTTGTGAATGTTTTCGTCAATATTTAACTGTACATGACGATCAAACAAGGTGTGAACAGTCTATAAAATGGTTGCTTGAAGAAATGGATATCAATAATTGTGGTATTGTATTTCTGGACTCAAATCGTGTTTTTTCTTCAGAAATTGTAGAGCAGGTTTTGCGTAATCAAAATTATAAGTGTTGGGTTACAGGTGAAAACTTGAGTATCAAAGATGCCGTTGGCGGTCATATTGTAGCTCATTCAGTCGGCGGTAAAACAACTATTGAAAATTGTATGGTTTGTCATAAAAGTGAAAATAAAAAAATGGGTTCAATGGATGCGGTTCTTTATCGTTCTATGCGCCAAAAAGAATTATTAATTGCCTGAATAATGGTTGACATGGGCTTCGGCCTATGTCATACTGTGACCTGCTGAGATAACGGTCGCATCTCGGTAGGTAATTTGTGCGACCAAATATGGAGAAAATTTGTAATGTCTGCAAAACAAAAAGTCTTAGACTATCTTTCAAAAACTGGTTCTTATAACACTCTAACTGCCAATAAAATGCAGAAAATGTTTGGTGTTAAGAACCCTTCCGCAACCATCAACGAACTTCGCAATGAAGGTCATGCTATTTACCTGAACACTCGCAAAACTTCTAGCGGTGACAAGGTATCTTTCTACCGTCTTGGTACTCCTACCAGACGTATGGTTGCTGCTGGTATCGCCGCACTTCGCTCAGGCGGCCGGCGTGCTTTTGCCTAATCTCACCTAAATTAGGCTTTGAGGAGAGATATATAATTATGTCTCTCCTCTTTTTTATTTTATGGGCACATTATGGAAATACAAGTAAAACTTGATGAATTGAGAAAGGCTAAAGTCTTCGTAGCCACTCCAATGTATGGTGGTATGGCTCACGGCTTGTATGTTAAGTCCTGCCTTGACCTTCAAGCCATGCTATCAAAGTATGGTGTTGAAACTAAATTCTCTTTTCTCTTCAACGAATCTTTGATTACAAGAGCTCGCAACTATTTGGTTGATGAGTTTCTTAGAACAGATTACACACACTTATTGTTTATTGATTCTGATATTCATTATCATGCACAGGATGTTGTGGCACTCCTTGCGCTTGATAAAGACGTAATTGGTGGCCCATATCCTAAAAAGGCTATCAATTGGCAAAATGTTATTGATGCTGCAAGAAAACATCCTGACTTAGAAGCGGGTGAACTAGAGAAGCTTGTAGGCCAATATGTGTTCAATGTTGTAAAAGGTACCAAGCAATTTTCTGTAACCGAACCACTTGAAGTTTTGGAAATTGGAACAGGTTACATGTTAATCAAACGGCATGTCTTTGATAAAATGAAAGACGCATACCCTATGATTCATTACAAACCTGACCATGTGGGACAAGCCAACTTTGATGGTACTCGGTACATCCATGCGTACTTTGATACCGTGATTGACGCCAAGGGTAGTATCACAGACGGTGGGACTGATCGCTATCTAAGTGAAGATTACATGTTTTGCCAAATGTGGCGTAAGATTGGCGGTCAAATCTTCTTGTGTCCTTGGATGAAAACGCAACATGTAGGAAGTTACGCATTTACCGGAGATATGCCAGCTGTGGCTAATTATGCAGGAAAATTATGATAATTTATTATGGTACAATGAATAATTTATTTTGTCATAAACCTGAATTGTTAAGTTCTTGTTTGCTTGAAAAAATAAAGGTGGTTCCTGAATATGTAAAATGTCCGGCTTTACAAGATTTTATAAAAAATACTTTTGTAATTCGTTCATCTTATGATTATGAATTCAACTGTAATTGTGAAACTACTGAAATTAACAGTAAAATTTATAATCAAGAATTTTTTGATAATCAAATTATAGTTAGAGACATATCAAAAGGTTTTCTTTCATATAAAGAACCTGAAATTATTTTTTTTGCGGAAAAAAGTTTAGAAATGGAACAGTTTTCCGCTTTTTTTCACAATACTTTTAAACATCATATTGTAATTCCAGGTAAATATAACATAGGAAAACATTTTAGAAAATTAGAGTGTGCTTTACAACTTTTTAATTCAGATGTAATAACAATTAGAGAAAAAGATCCTTTATATTACGTCAGATTTTTTACTGATGAAAAGATAATTTTTAAAAAGTTTTTTCTTACTCCAAAATTGCTTTTAATTATGAGAAGTAATTTAAACAAAAAAAATTTTACTAAAAGTAAAATACCTTTACAATGGTATTATGAAAATAATTACACGAAAACAATTCTCAATGAGATAAAAAATAATTTGTTAGAGTAAAAATGAATCATATAAATTATAAATATAGTGAAGATCGATTGCTTGAGGAACTTCGCAAATACATTGATGACACCTACGAAGGACATTATTCACAAAATCAATTTCAAGCAACAGAATTTATCATGGACTCCGGACATGGTGATGGGTTTTGTATCGGTAATATCATTAAGTATGCCCAAAGATACGGTAAAAAAGATGGTTATAACCGCAAAGACCTTCTAAAAGTGTTACACTATGGCATTATGGCTTTACATAATCACGATATGACAAGAGGTAATCGTAATGAAACTTTCAAGTGAGACAATTGGTGTATTAAAAAACTTTGGTAGCATTAACTCAGGTATTTTCCTGAAGAAAGGTAAGACAGTAAAGACCGTTTCTTCACATAAAAATATTCTGGCTCAGGCTACCATTCCTGATGAGATTCCTGCCGACTTTGGTATCTATGACCTGAATGAGTTTCTTTCGGTCGTTTCTCTACACAAAGACGATTTGAATCTTGAGTTTGATTCTAAAAATGTTGTAATTTCTGGTCTGAAAGGCCGTAGTAAAATCAAGTATCGTTCTTGTGATGCTACAATGGTTGTTTCTCCGCCAGACAAAGCTCTAGCACTGAATGATCCAGAAATTCAGTTTGACTTAAGTGCTGAGGACTTCCGTTGGATTCTTGATGCTGCAAATGTTCTTGGTAGTCCACAAATTTCGGTTGAGTCTGATGGTACCAAAATTACACTGAATACAATTGATGTATCCAACGATTCAGCTCACACCGAATCTTTGGAACTAGATGTAGTGGGTTCTGGTAACAAATATAAAATGGTTTTCAAGACCGAAAACATCTCTAAGATTCTTTCGGGTTTTTATGAAGTGAAAATTTCTTCAAAAGGCATCTCACATTTCAAGAACAAGAAAACAGCTCTTGAATATTGGATTACCACTGAAGTTGGTTCAACCTTTCAGAAGGCTTAATTATGGTTATTCTAAATGATATAGATACAAAACTGGAAATCGCTATCAATCCAGATACAGTTAAATGGATTCGTTTAGCTCCAGGTCTAGGTACACGAATAACTTTTGTTGACAATAGCTATGTCCTAGTGGGAGAGTCAATGCAAACCTGTTTAGAGAAGATTACTAAAAAACCTGTTAAAGAAAAATGATTGAAGAACGTTGGTTTTCATATCCAATTTGGTACACATCGACGCAGTATAAATTTCACGATGAACTATTGAAATATTGTTTACTTCGCAAAGCTTATGATGATGGAAACATAAAATCAAACAGAGGTGGTTGGCAAAGTTCTGATTTACATTCAAAAACAGATGAGGTAATAAGTAACTTTTGTTTGTTTTTACAACCTTATTTGGATTTTGTTGGCAAAAAATACAAGAAAAAATTTTCAATTTTAAATTTGTGGATTAATATAAATGGTTATAATACCTTGAATGAAACACATACACATCCAGGAAGTTATATTTCTGGAGTTTTCTATGTTAGAGGTGGAGATAAACAAGGAGATATTTGTTTTGAGAATCCTTTAAAATATATAAATCAATATATTTATGGTGTGCCTTCATTTTTTGAATTTGATATTAATTATAAACCAGAAACAGGAAAATTATTATTGTTTCCATCATCTTTACCACATTCTGTTTTACCAAATGAAACAAATATTGATAGAATATCAATAGCCTTTAATGCTAGTGTTATAAGTGAATAACGTGAGGAATTTATATTATGGATCATCTTCTTTGGGTGGAGTCACATCGTCCGAAAACAATTCAGGACTGTATCCTACCAGAGCGTCTAAAGAAACCATTTCAGGAGTATGTAAACCAGAAAACTATTCCCAATCTTCTTCTTGCTGGTGGTCCAGGAGTAGGCAAGACCACAGTGGCCAAAGCCATGTGCAACGAAGTGGGATGCGACTTTCTAGTAATCAATGGTTCTGACGAATCTGGTATTGATACCTTTCGTGTAAAGATTAAGAACTACGCTTCTTCAATGTCATTATCCGGTGGTCGTAAGGTCATCATTATTGACGAAGCTGATTATCTCAATCCTAATTCTACACAACCTGCTCTTCGTAATGCTATTGAAGAGTTTGCTGGTAATTGTTCTTTTATTTTCACATGTAACTATAAGAATCGTATCATTGAACCTCTTCATTCTCGGTGTGCAGTTATTGATTTCTCACTGAAAGGTAATGAGAAGGCACAAATGGCCAAAGACTTTTTTGGTCGTATCAAACAAATTTTGCGAAGCGAATCGGTTGACTTTGATGACAAGGTTGTTGCTGAACTAGTCAAGAAACACTTTCCAGATTTTCGCCGTGTCATCAATGAACTACAAAGATACTCACAGTTTGGTAAGATTGATTCAGGTGTTCTCACTCAAATTGCTAACGTTTCAATTACAGAAATCGTAAAGCATATGAAAGAGAAAGATTTTGGTGCGATTCGTAAGTGGGTAGCATCAGGAGATTATGATGCAAATATGGTGTTTAGGCAGACTTATGATGCCTTATATGATATATTAAAACCACAATCAATACCACAGGCTGTTTTGATTCTTGCTGACTATCAATACAAGCAAGCGTTTGTTGCTGATGGTGAAATCAATCTTGTGGCATGTCTGATTGAACTGATGGGTAACTGTGAGTTTGTATGAATGAAATTGATAGATTATTAAGTGGATTAACAAGGCCTGTTTTTGTGAGAAGAAAATTTAAGGGTATCAAAAGAGCAACCCGAAAAAGAAGTGATAGAAAATATGAAGAAGGTGCAGCTATGGATGAAATAACACAATCGGAATACTTTTTAAGTGCCTCATCATTGAATGACCACTATATCTCTAAGTGCCTTTCTAAAAGAATTGAATCTGGTCTTACCACAATTTCATCAAAAGAAAGCTTCATTTGCAGTCAAAAAGAGTGGCATGATTACATTCGCAACCATTTGAGTGAATATCCAAATCAACTAATGGAGTTTGGACATTCAACTGGTATGATTGTGGACACCATCACCAATGACTTCACTGATTATACTGTGAACTCTAATCTCGTTGAAGTGAAACTCTTCGGCTCAAAAGAGTATGTTCAAAAAATGTATCAACAACTTGGTGGAGTTTTTGATGTAGCGACCTGTTATATTGAATGGGTTCATGGTTCTAATGGTGAATCAGTAACTATTCCTCTTTTACCAGAAAAACTTCCTATTTCTGAAATGTATCCGTTTCTTGATGGTGAAACCATTGAACAATACTATAATCGTTTTCTAGAATCATCGGCTGCGATTCTTCTTTTAATAGGACCACCAGGCACAGGTAAAACCACATTTATCCGTGGTTTGCTTCATCACGCTGGTAAAAATGCTATCGTTACCTATGATGATAAGATTTTAGACCGTGATTATATCTTTGCTCGTTTCATTGAAGATGATATGGATGTAATGGTGATTGAGGACGCTGATAACTTCCTCAAATCAAGAGCGGATGGTAATACCATGATGCACCGTTTTCTGAACGTGGGTGATGGTCTTATCTCAACAAAAGGTAAGAAGCTTATTTTTTCTACCAATCTACCATCGGTTAGTGATGTTGATGATGCACTGATTCGTCCTGGTCGTTGTTTTGATATTGTAAACTTTGAAAACTACAATAAAGAACAAGCAGTGGCTCTCAGTCAAAAACTTGGTCTTGGATTTACAGTAAAAGGAACTGGCGATACATATTCTTTGGCTGAAATATTTCACCAGCAAAAGAACGCCAATCCAAAACAGAAGAGAAAAATGGGATTTGTATGAGTAACCCTTTTGATTATGTGAATCAGATTACCTATGGTAAAAAAAATCTGATTGTTGATGCTCAAACTGAGAAAGATTACAATCCATTTCTGGTAAACAGGGCTCTTTCGTATCATTATGATTGTGTCTTGTTTGCTAATGAGATGAATCAGAGGCATTTCCTTGATAAAAAGTTACAAAATTCGTTTCTTATAAATACCGTCAGGTCTCGGAAAAGGCCTTTTGCTAAGTGGGTTAAGTCTGAACGAAGTGAAGATTTAGAATGTATCAAAAAATACTTCAACTATTCAGATGCTAGAGCTATTGAAGCTCTTTCTCTGCTCAGTAAAGAACAAATCCAAGAACTAAAAGAAAAAACCGAAACCGGTGGATTGAGGAAATGATATGTCTGATATATTCAAAGGAGTCGGAGTTGAAATAACACTTGACGATGAGGATGCTTTCCTCAAGGTTCGTGAGACACTGACAAGAATTGGTGTCTCTTCTCGCAAAGAAAAGGTGTTGTATCAATCCTGCCACATACTCCACAAACAAGGTCGTTATGTAATTTTACACTTCAAAGAATTATTTGCTTTAGATGGTAAACCATCCACGATTACGGACAACGATTTACAACGAAGAAATGCTATTGCTAACCTGCTAGAAGAATGGGGGCTACTAAAGATTCTTAAAGATGAAAAAGAAAAGATTGAAGGTAATTTGGCACCACTTCATCAAATCAAAATCATTTCATATAAAGAAAAAGATGATTGGGAGTTGGTAAGTAAATACACAATAGGAAAGAAGAAAGTTGAGTATTAAAAATGAAAATTGTGAAATTAAAGAACATCTATACGAAAGAGATAGTCTTTACGGAAAACTATGAGAAGACCGTCAAGAAAGATGAACTAGAATTCATTTATGTATATAAGGAAGAAACGCCTCAACGAAAGTATCTTGCCAATAAAAACGCTTTCGAAATACTAAATAACAAATGACCGGTGCCTAAAGGGCTGGTCATTCTAACTTGCTTAATAAGGAGAAAACTATGTCTACAATGACAGGCTTTACATTACGTCCGCTTCACTACACAACCCTTGGTTTTGAACGTTTCTTTAATGATGTTGAAAGACTTATGAAAGATGATGTTCATAACAAGGCCTCTAATTTCCCACCACACAATATCATTCGGCTAGATGACAATCGTTATGTTGTTGAAATGGCTGTTGCTGGTTTTGCCAAAGATGAGATTGATATTACGATTGAAGATGGTAGTTTGATTGTGAAGGGAAACAAAAAAGAAGGTGATACCAATATTCAATATGTACATCGTGGAATTGGTACACGTTCTTTCACCAAAACATTCACTGTTGCTGAAACGATTGAAGTTCGTGGTGCCGAGTTCAAAGATGGTATTCTTCGTATTGGTCTAGAAAATATTATTCCAGAACATAAGAAGCCACGCAAAGTTGAAATCGGCGGTAGTCTTGAGGCATTTAAGCCTCAACTGCTGCAAGAACAAAAAGCGGCATAAGTGATAGGGAGAGCTTGACTCTCCCTTGTTTTCACTATATAATGGATCTACTATGAAATTAGCACTTGTATCCGATGTTCATTTAGAATTCGCTGATTGGTACCCATGTAATCCCGATCAAGCCGATGTTTTGCTTTTGGCCGGTGATATTATGCTTGCCTCTGATTTAAACGGCACATATAAGTCAGAACGGTTTAAAGAGTTTCTCACCAACTGTAAGAGAGAATATAAAGATGTGATTTATATTATGGGTAACCATGAACATTACAATGGTGACTTTGCAACCTCACATGAGTTACTCCGTGAGGCTTGTGATATAAACTCTATTGATTTTCTGGATAAAGAAGTTGCTACAATCAACAATGTAACTTTTATTGGTGGTACTCTT